ATGGTCTCTGTTTTCAGCACTATAATTTTCATACACTCCCTCTTTGCTCTTCTGTTCTGGATATTTGCGATACCAATCAGCTAACTGCTGATCAAACGCAATGCGTGTGGCATCTATGTTGAGGGCACCAACACCGTGCCGCTGTATGTTGTCTATCGTGCTTCCCTTGAAAGGTTTGCGTGCCATCACTATGGGCTCGTGCCCTGGTTTCAGTGCGGTCTTCCAACCTGCCCAACGTTGTGCCTCAGGTGAAGTGCAGACAGTTTCTTGTATGGTTTGATTGGTTCTGTTGACATTTTTATTTTCTTGTGTGTCCACCCAGTTGTCAAATCCCCCTTGTTCTTTCATTTGTCTTTGAATGCTCTTTTTCACTCCCAATCTCTTCTGAATGGCCTTGCCCATGTCCTGTGCCTTGGGGAATCCTGATGAGTAGATCCACATCAGTTGATCCCTGATCTCAAAGCCCACAGATTCTATGTTGGTGGCCAGGTGATGATAGGTGCGGGCCGCTGAGAATGCCAAGAGATAGCCACCTGGCTTCAGGATCCTGAGGCATTGTGCCCAGATCTCTATGGCTCCCGTGTTGGAGTCCCAATCTTTGCCCAGGAACTCTATGCCATAGGGCGGATCCGTCACAACAGCATCTATCGTGTTGTCTGGTATGTGTTTCAGTTCTTGGGCTGAGTCACCTTGTATGATTCTGTATGTTTTTTCTGCCATTGTGATTCTATGCGAGTCTGTTCTGCTCTCCTATTTACGGCACAGGGCAGGCACACCCAGTGATTCTTGGCTTCAAACCATTGTAAGGTTGTGTTGGGCAGTGAGCAACGGGGGCAATTATCCATTATATTGATACAGCACATCGTTGGCTATCTTGAGTTGCCTGCGATATCCCCAACTCATTAACAGTGTTGTGATCTCCTGCTTGTGCCTGCCCACTCTGGCTTGGGCTCCCTGTTTCTGTTCCACTATGATCCAGGGCATATCTCTCAGGATCGTGGTTTCTCCTCCCAGCAACACGGGAATCTCCCAGCCCTCCACATCTATCTTGATCAAACCCACGTGGTCAATCTGTTGATCATCCAACCTTTGCACTGGCACCTTGATGTTGCCTTCACTGTGTATGTGGGTGTTTTGGGTGCGATGCGGCTCATATCGCATGATCAATGTTTCTTTGCGATCACCCAGTGCCACCTGTCTCAATTCATAATTGCTCTGCTGTGCATTCTTGCGGTAGCATTCTGCCAATTCTGATATGGGTTCAAACGCATACACCCAACGATAACACTGCATCAATCTGCGGCTCCATAGGCCTATGTGGGCACCTATGTCCACTGCCACACCTTGATAGCCCGTTGTGCGGCTGATGTGCTGTAAGAATCCATCTTGGTGCGTGATCTGATATCCACCCTGCCTCATGTCTCCTGGCATTGTGATGTCCTCAGCAGGTAGATGCCAACCCTCGTGTTGTTGTAAGTCAATCATGCTTGAGCTCCCTCAATTGCCTCTCAGTCTCCTTTATGGCGATCCTCAGTGCCGTGCTGATGGTGTGGTCATTGCGGAATTCTGCCTGTCGCATCTTGAGATCTTCAAGGAAACGTGCCAGCAGTGTGGGGGTCAGTGTGTGCATCATTCACAGTCCTTGAGCGTTTTCAGCAGTTCCTCGCGGGTCCAACCCTGCCTCTTCAGTGCCGTGATCGCGGCTCGCATGGTGGCATACCACACAGCGATCATGTCGTTGTGGCCTCCTCGCTCAGCTTCCTCCCGCATGATCCTCATGGCCTGCTCTGCGAAATGGAATCCTGATTGTATCCTGTTCCTCTTGACCTGTTGCTGTTGTGCCCTCCGCTCCCTGCGGTATGTGTCCAAACGAATGATGCGACCCTGTTTGCTCATGAATTTTTTGGGGGGCATCCTTTAAACATGGCACTGTCAGAACTGATGCCCCCATTACCTTAAAGTGAACGTTAAACTTGCAAAAGGGAACGTTCATGATTATTTATTATGAGTTAGAAAATATGGATAAGAAATGGGTCGGAGAGTATATGCCTATGGAATCTCCAACCCATTCCGTGCAAAGGAGAAATTCCCAAATGGCTTTGAGATATTTCCATCTGTACTTATCCATTGGTAAAATCAAAAAACAGTTGTGATTTCCGGCTCGGTCATATATACTGACATCAACAAAGGAGAAATCACATGGCCTCAGACCATATCAACACAACAAAAAAACCAAACCTAACAAGCAATAACAACAATAACTACAATTACATACATTTACATACAAATAACGACAAAGTTAATATAGATTGTGATGAATCACAATCAACTAATGACATTGTGTCCCTCGAGGGATCGCTTCGCTCTTCTCTTGGGTCTTTGAGGGGAGACAGTGAGAGTGGCACAGAGGGTGGCATGGATGCCACAAGGCAAATGGGCGCCTTGCCCCAGGGATGGGATTGGATCAAAGCAGATCTCTACGACAACTCAAAAAATCACAAGCCCAAGCACAAACTGAACATCACCATATCCGTGGGAGGCCGGGTGGATTCATTCAAGAGCCTCAATAACTCTCCATGGAGCCTGTATAGGAGAGGCATTGTGGATTGCAATAATGATCCACACTATCAGCGAGTGAAACAGATCAGGAATGAACTGAAACACACCACAGATCAGGCCCGCATCAAAGTTTCCAAATGCTATAGGACCAAATACGAGAAGCAGATAGCAGACACCATTCACGGATTCAGCACCATACTGATAGACGAAGCACAGCACAATGTGTATTCAGTGATATTTGTTTATAATCAGCAGGAGATACTGATACCGCTGTCAGGCACGGCAGGCAGGCTGTCACGACGACAGAGATCAGCAGGGCAGATCGCCACAGGCATGATTCGTGCTGTGACAGAGAGGAAAGGCATCACAGCAGATGATTTCATCAAAAACATGGGAGGCATACTGTGAAATATCTAGACAGATGCCAGGATGATTGCAGGATGTATTTGGTGGAGTGTGCTCCCAGTTCACCGCATCATGGTGTGTTGCGATGCCGCGAGCACGGTTTTATCAAATGGTTGAGCCAATCACAATATCAAGAATTATATCCCGTGATGTATCCTCCATATGGCATACACATAGATCAATTGCTCTAGAGCCGTGTAAAGACCTTATAGATCGTTTAACACACCATTTAGATTGACTTTCACAGCACAATTTTGTACAATTGTGTTGTGGCATTGGAAAAACTAAAAAAATTAGCATCCGAACGTTTGCCCCTGCTGTCAGCGGAAGAGCGGGATCTGAGGGCATGGGAAGATATCCTATTGCAGAGAGAATGGAAGGCAGAACGAGAGGAGAGAAGAATGCAGAGTGATCCACACAGACACAGGCACATGATTACCAAAGAAGATATCCTCGATGCCAAAAAAACCACAGAAGCATATCACAATGACTCCCCGGGTGCGGAGCACTACGCAGATTATAATCCAGACTCATATTGACAGGCACCCGCGGGATCAATCTATAAATATCGTGATGGATAAAAAAAACAAAGGACCAAGACCAGGCACACCATCTCCCTTGCGGGGCAGGCCATCACCACTGAAAGGCAGATCGTTCCCTGAGAGATGGATCACGGGCCCGGACCCTGTGAGAAGGCGACGCCAAAGGAGATTTATATTGGCACGCAACCAAGCACATTACCGCAAAGAAGAATGGCACCTATCATTTGAACAGTATGAAAATGCCGTGCGGGGGCGAGATCATCTCATGGGCAGGGGGATGCGCGATCTCAGTCTCACCACAAGAGATCCGGGATTGGGATGGAGACAGGACAATGTGGAATTGATGCCTAGGCACGAGATCTATGCCAAACGCAGACCGCGAGGCAAGCAACAGCCCTAGATCAAAAATCTTTGCTGTTGAATCGTCTTCGGCGATTGAGATGGCTCACATAATGTGAGCTCTTCACTCTCACTGTTTCACCCCTCACATCGTCACACCGTGTGTAGCCATGCGTGTACACCGGATAAGATCCGTGGATCACAAAATCACAATAATGATACTGATTGCTCCAGAGGCAGGTCAATTGAGATATGCCTCGTCTACCGGTTTTTTTTAATTTGTTTCTGTCAATGACGCATTTGAAATCGCCCAATTTAGCCAGCGTTGCGTAGAATTGTGACCGTTCCATTATGCTACCACGTGATTCGACGCCGTGGTGAAATCCGATCTCCTGCCCAGCTCGTTGATTGCCGCCACCCTCACGTCATAGCTGGTGCCAGTGGTCACGTTGGGTATGAAAATCTCATTGACCTTGGTCGTGGTCACGGTTGTGAAATCGCTGTCAGCCGATTCCCTGTACTGCACTAGATATTCCGTCTTGAATGGGCTGGAGTCACTCCAGGTCGCATATATTCTCTTGGTAACGCCATCGTTGCTAATGTATGAGTCGCTGTTGTTGACCTGGTCAAATGCGGACCCCGAACTGAGAGTCAACGCAGTGACGGCGGGTACCACGGTTGGATCGGGCAGAGAAAGCGTGGGCCTCGTGTAGTCAGAGCCGCTGGCTCCTATGGCGTAGGCCGATGATTGGTGCTCTGTGGCGCTGATGCCGATCAAACCATTCATGTCCACTGTCATCTCGCTGATCCTAAATATTCCGTCCAAACCGATGAAACCGTCCACTACCCTGATGAGATCACCCACGCTGACGTTGCTGAGCGCAAGATTGGTTGTGAAGCTGATAAATTTTTGGTTCCTTGATCTCTTCACAAACACACGTGCATACTGCTCCGCTATCTTCCTGTTGGCTATGGTGGGCAGTGCCACTTGTTTTTCTAATCTGTAATTGTCATCCTCTGCCAAGAAAGCAATGTCATCTGCGGAACCCTCCAGCGGAAATGCCACCTCGTTGGGCTGATAATCAGCTGAGGGATCCACATATGTGACCACGCACCTGTTGCACTTGGTCTCTTTGCTCTCCCCCTGCAGCGTTATGCCACCTATGATCTCGTCATTGGTCACGGTGTATCTCGTGCTGACCTCAGATGGCGTTATGGTGATGTCTGAGTCCTCGCCACCATTCTCGATCAGCAGAGAGTACTTGCCCTGCTGGTATGGCATGATGCCCCTCATGCCGGCTATGATTATCTTACAGTTGTTCATCAGCGATTGCGCTGTGTCTATGACCGCGTCACAGGTGAACGCCTTGCTGGTGCTGGAATCAGCGTAGGTCACTGTCTGGTCGCATTGCAGCGCAGACTTGTACCAGCTGAGCCAGTTTATGGATTCATTCTCCAAACCCTTGCCGTACCTTGAATTCCTAAGATAGTCCAACAGCACGTTCACGGGATTTTTGCTGTAGGTCACGGTTTCCTGCGCATAGGTCTCCACGTGGTCTGTGGTCCTCTCTGGTTCGATCAAACGTATCGAGTGGTTGAAGTTAGCCGTGTATGGTTGACTGTTAAAAGTATTAACGGTATTTTGTTGGAATCTCATCCTGTAGGTTCCCGCCGCGAGATTCTTTATCTTAGAATCCTTCACCGTGGATACCACGGTGGTATCCACCTGTCCCGCGGCCAGCGTGCCATCCTGTCGTCTAATGGGTCTTGCATTCCTAATTTGGCTGGCTAGGAATTGGCTAGTAGAGTCATAAGTGAGATAGCTGGCACCAACTAATTTTTCCAGCGTGCCCAATGTCTTTTGCACCACCTGACCATCCACCTTCAATTCCATGTATGGAGCAAATCTTAAAGTGCCAGACAGCTCTATGGCCACTTCAGCCTCATAGTTCAACGTGAAATAAACGAAATAGTCATCGGCCGATACGCTAGTGCCAACGCTCTGATTTGTGTTTTCATCCGCGAGAAGGATGGTCTGCTTCAACTCCAATTGATTTGCTATCCTTGTGTCCCAGTTCCAAAATTGAGAATCTGGTTGTGTAAACACTCCTATCACGGCGGGCGAATAACCCCCTGTGATGTCATAGATCTTCTTGCCCCTTATTTCCGCTTTGACGTTAGGTATGTTGCCCGAGTAGGGGTTGTTGTTTGGACTTTCTGTGGTGTTGAAACCCGTCCACCTGAACCTCAGGGCCAAATATGCCAACCCCCTAAGGCGATGATCGTCGGTCCAGCTCGGTGCTTCCTTCAACAGTGTTGACGCCACTTGGTCATCCCTGCCATCAAAGAACTGCACCACGAGCTTGTTTTGGTACTTGCCCGATGAGGGAGTACCCTGCACCCCGTGTGCGTAAGAAGATAACGTGACCTCCGTGTCATCCACAAATACTTTTTGTAGCGAATCTATCTGCCCCTCGCTGAGCACCAACGCCACGTAGAGGTATTCGTTGGTCGTTCCATTGGTAGATATGAACACCCGTATGCCCGCTATCTGCCTCTGTCCATACACCACGGGCACGTTGGCCACTCCGGAGTCCTTGGTCAGCAATACTCCCTGCATCGCCTCTCTCTGGTCCTGCCCACCGTAATCCGGTGAATCGATCTTGCTGCCGAACGGTGATGTCAACACGTTGGCGATGCCTTTGATTATGCTGCCAAAGAAATCACCTATCTTCTTGGGTATGTCCTTGACCTTCTCCCATATGTCACTGAACCAGCCCATTAGTTTAACTCCATTGAATATACCGCGTCCATCATCTTTATTATACTGTTTTTCTTCATCAACTCCATCAATATTGGGTTTAACACACCAGATTCTGTCAGTATAATAGACTCAAAATTGTGTTGTTTCACTGTGCCAGCGAGATGATTCCTGATGTGGTCCAGGCACGCATCGTTGCAAAATCTGTCTTCAAGATACAGCCAATCAACCTGCAGCAGCGGTTTCTTGTGTGCAAAGTGGCCCGCAAGGTTGGTTATCATGAACCCCACACGTTGGTCCATGTCCTCGCAGATCCAACACTGCGCTAGGTTGGACATCCTGTTTTTTATCTTGACGTTCAGCTCATTGTCACCCATGCCAGTTCCTATGTGTTGCTTAAAGGTGTTGAACACGTAGTTGAAGTCACTGACCTCAAACAAACGCATCTCAATTATGTTCCCCATTTTATGTCCTTGACTATCTGTGGAGAGAAATCCAAGCCCTTGTCACCAGCAAAAATTAGCTGCTGTGATGTGGGGTTAGTCTTCCTGCCGTTTATTCTTTCGAAGTCCGCGAAAAGCGATGCCACAGTGATCTTGACAGTGGCAGAACGATCCTGTTCCTGTATGCCATAGCTGGTGATCTTGCCATCGAATATGGTATACACGTCACTGGTAGAGAAAGAGTAGTCATCTCCCAAAACCACACGGTAAATCACCACACGCTTGTTCATGTATTCACTGTTCAATAGCAAGGCCAACGTGGTTGTATCCACCGCTGTGAAAGTCAGGTCGATCGTGCCCACCCTGAGGTCAGATGCCTCTGTGACAGTGTCAAAGGATATGAATTGTCCCTGTGCTAGATAGGTGTTGGTGCCTGAGTCTGGCGCCGTGGGTGAATTGTAGGCAATGTTGATATTGGTGCTGGTGAAGTAAACTGGCGTGCTTAGGTGCAGCTCGATGAGGTCAGCTATGTGGACGCCGCGGTCGCTGAGCTTGTCGACCAAACTCGCAGAAAGATCCCTGCCCATTATAGCTCCTCTGTCACGCTGATCTCGTACCTATACAGGTCTGATTGATCTACTGTGTAGGATATCTCGTCATCATCTAGAAACACAGTGAATGGCACTTCATTGTAAGTTATTGTAGTGACACCACCTTCCAGTGATTCGGTCAATGCTGGATAGAAATTTAGGAAACCTACCGTGCTGTCGCCAGCGAGGTTTAGATCATTTACAACCATGTAAACCTTGTCGTGGTTTGAAAATTTTATGAGGTCACCTTTTTTTAGTGTACCCGCGGAGCTGTCATCCTGCACTGCTATCTGCGTTGATCCCGCAGCCGTGCTGGCAGTGGGGTTGTTCATCTCAACGTCTGCCACTGTGAGAACACCCGTCATGGTTCCCGTGGTGTTGCTGATAACCGGAGGCACTATTGTAAAAGTTCCATATCGCCCATCCTGTGATATCAAGAAAGAATAATCTGCCATGAAAGAAGCCCGGGTCATGGGTGGGCTCTTCATCTTGAAGCTCCAGTATTGCCCGCCGACCTTGACTCTCTGCGTGATGTTTGAAACGCTGCTTGATATCCTGTTCCTCACGTTTGATTGAAAGTCCAATGTCTCAAAGCCCTCTGTTGATGGAAATGTACCGCTCATATTATGCTGTCAAACTCCTTTTGCCTCGTTCTGCCAGTGCTCTATTGATCATGCCCACTATCATGTCCTGGCGAGACACCAATAGCTGGTTAAAGTTTGTTGCATCAATGGTGTTGATGTTAAACGTGACAGCAATAGGGCCGTCCGCGCTTTTATTTAATTCATCATTGGGCACTATCCTGCCAGTCTGGCCCGGTTGGAATAATTCTGGACCCGCCTCTCCCACCATGTAAGGTTTGCCCGCAACGACCGTACCACCCTTCTCCCTGCCTGGGTATTGTTGAGCTCTAATTGCCGCCACCTGTGCCAATCCAGCTGCCACCACCGCGGCTGCCAAGAAAGGTCCAAACACGCCACCTTGTTCAATGGCTTTGGCTGCTCCTGTATATGTGCTTATCAATGCTTGTGTTATGGACACTGCCTTGTTCAGCAAGAATGCCTTTTTGTTCTGTGTGGCTGCAACCTCTAACGCTTGTTTGGCTGTGGAGCCTATGGCTTCTAATTTTTGTTGTTCTGTAAGTTTGGTAAGATCTACTTCGTCATACCTGCCTGCCTTCCAAGAATCTAAATTTTTTTTTTGCTCTGCTTCTATTTCTTGACGCTGTCTCTTTTCAAGCTCCAGGCGTCTATTGCTATATTCTCTATGTATGTTTTCTTTGTATCTTATAAATTCTTCTTCAACTATTATTTGATCTGATCTTAATTCTCTTATCTTGTCGAGATGTTTTGTCTCTTCTTCGATTAACTTTTCATTTTCGCTCAGGCCCATCTGTCTGATGGTATCTAGGTATCCTCTGTTGGCTTCAATTTTCTTTGTTAGATTTCTTTGGAAATTTTCTAGATCTCTCTTTTTTTGTTGTGCATCTTCAGCTTCAGCCTGTGCTTGTGCTTCTCGCTGTGCATCCGTATAGAGCCCCAGTGATATTGCGTTCTTTTTAAATATGTCACCATATGCTTTTACCTCGAGGCTGGTGCCCTTGAATTGATCATTCAATTCTTCTGTAGATTTTGTTGCTGTTTCTGCTGATTTGGCAAAATCATAAATTGCCGCACCAGCCGCGATAGCCAAGGCCGCGATCCTCAATATTGGGTTTGCCGCCATCACTGCATTCAACGCCGCGGTGGCGACAGTCAAAGTTCTTATTGCTGTAATGACTGCGGTAATCTGCTGTGCATATATTATCATCGCGGTGGCTATGCCCAACCCTAGGAAAAGTTCAAAATGGTTGACCAATATTTCCAACGCTCCAGCGGCGAGGTTGATTGCAGCTCCCAGTACTGCACCGATGTTGTGTATTAATTCTCTGTTCTCATCTAACAATCTAGATATGGTGTCCATGAGATTGACAAGGGCACCATTCAATCCACCCATTCCCATGGATACCTGAGCATCAGCGAATGATTGTTTTAAATTTTTGAACGATTTTTCCAAGTCATCCACGATAGGGGTGACATTTAATTCTTTTATTCCTTCTCTCAGTGCTCGCAACACGGGTGCGGCATTCATGCCATCTTTGGTAAATTCTTCCAGCTGCTGGGCGTTCATTCCCAATTTGTTTTGCAATATTTCAAATACAGGAATGCCATCATTCGCCAGTTGGTTCAGCGACTTCATGTCTATGCCTGCCCCCCTGGCCGCCTTGCTGAATAGGGTGGTTATTGCTTCTAGGGTACCTGTCTTGTCTGTGCTGGCTTCTGCCGCCTTGTTGAATATTTCTAATATGGACGTGCTGGGTTCTATGCCCGCTGACTTCAATCTAATGAATGTGTTGCTGAGTTCGCCCACAGTGAAGGCACTGTCTTTGGCAAAGGCCCGCAGACTGTCCATTGCCTTGGCACCAGCTTCCGCACTGCCTGCGGCGATGTTGACCTTCTGTGCCATCTGCTGGAATTGCAGGTTGGCCTGAGCAACGTCGCTTATAAACTTGACAGAGATTACCGCGGCAATGGCGCTGGCCAGTTGATTGAAACTGACGATGCCCTTGCTGCCGGTCTTCTGGAGCCTGTCTAGCTCCTTCTCCAGCTGTGCGATCCTCTGCTCGTTCGTTAATTTTACATTAACATTAACGTCTATATTTTGCGCCACGTTGTCTCCTCATTTCCCGGTTTCTTGCCTTGTCTTCTATCCTGAAGTAGCCAGCCCAGAGATCCAATTCAAGGATGCTTAGGTTCATGACTTCCTCCAAGCTCTTGTGTAGCTTGATGGCCACGTACATAAGGAACTTGAGCTCTACGCTGGACTCTACTTTTTTTCTGCTTCGTCCAATGTCACACTGGTCGCGCCAGTGTTTATAGCCGCACAGGCCTTGATCAACACAGCGGGATCAGCTTCGTGCATCAGGCTGAACTTGTCAGCATCCGTGAACAATCGCTTGCCCTCTTTGTCTCTGGCCTTGACTATCAGACTCTCAACGAGAGCCTCAACGCTCTTGCCTGCGGTCTGCAACTCCAGTATCCTAGCCTCGTCCTTGAATGGGTATGTGGTTCTGTAATAGATATCCAAATTCCACTCCTTGACGTGGTATACTTTCATGTCGCCAGCGATAGCGCTCTTGTAGTGAGCGGCAATCTTTTCAACTGGCGACTGTTTTTTTACTTCTGTCATCTTCTTGTTCTCCTCTGTCTTTGTAAGACCTCCCTCAAGGCGGGTCGTGTCATGCCTTCAGGGGCTTGTTTGCTGTATCCTTCATCTAAACGTCCTATGTAAGGCACCTTGTTGGAAACCGTGTAGCTGTTTTTCGAGCCACTGATCCTCCAACCACGTTTAGCACGACCGCCGTTGACTTTGGCCACTGGCGTGAGATCCTTAACCTGATTAAAGATCTGCAAGGACACTGAGCGGACTATCTGGTCTAATTCCTTTGAAAGACCAGCCGTCGCTTGTTTCGTGTTGGCTATTGTAACTGTTATCACAATATATCCTATGCCAACTGTCTATTTAAAGGCCCTGTTCCTTGGAACGTGATGCTGGCCTCTACAAGTCCATCAAAGTTACTGGTGATTGAGAAACCTGTTATGATTATCTCTCCAGTTAATTTGATACCTGTTGATGCGCCACTTGGAAAAACTTCCAGTGTCGCAGGGTCAGAACCGATGCCCGCGAAAAGGGCACTCTGTGCTGTGTCGTCATCCCTGAAATACACGTCAGCCGTTCCTGAGAACGATTTCAATGTAGGTAGGAATGATCTTGCTCCACCTGTGGCTGCCATGGTTGTGGTCTCCACTGTGGATGTTTCTTGGTCTATGGTAAAGCTTCTAACTGAGGCCACGTTTGTAGGTGTGCCTGCAACGTCATACTTTATTACACCATTTTCACCTGTATATACGGCTGAATTTGCTGCCATCTTATACTCCTGTTGTTGTGTGACCTGGATCTCGGTCAACGTTGTTTTTGATCACCCTCGCCTCGACTACCAATCTATATTTTGGATATATCTTGATCCTAGGCGTTGGCCTCATATGCGATTTGATCCTATCGCTATCCTGACGTGTCGCCACATCTGAATTCATTATACCACTCCTTTTTTGTAGGTGTAGAGCACGTTCACCGTTATCACCACTTCAGCCAACGGTATCTCCCGCTCAATGACCTCGATGGCAGATATCCTGGTAGTGACGTTGTGTATGTTGTTAGCGCTGAGGCCTATGTCCCTGCCCCGCTGTGTCTCGAGTTGCTCTTCCACACGCTCAATAATTTCATTTTTTAAAGTGTCTAACTCATTGCCGCGCACGAAACACCTCAGTGTCACCACGAGATTGGCCCTGCGCAGATCCATTCCTATATCTTCTCTTGTCTCATTGTTAGTGGTGATTAATATAGCTGGAAACTGTGTGATCGCTATCTTGGTAAAATCAAAATACTTCCTTGAAACGAGACCAGGTTGAGGGTCGGTCATCGTCTGCAGTTGCTTCTCTATGTTCTTTGCTATGTTCTCTCTTGCTGACATTATCTTATCAACCTATTGAAATGCACTGGGTCGTTCTCAGATTCTTCGATGGTGCCTGAGCTGTCAAAGTCATACTTGACACCTTCCCTAAGGCAAAGATTAAATTCTTCACGGAATTTTTCCTTGTAATAGGCCATCTTTTCTCTGAACACGTCCCCCTGCGGATCAAAAGTTGATAAGCGTGGGTAGATATAATATGCCAACACGTGATAGCAAGCCGCCCGGGTGAACTGCGCTTTGAGCACAAGGTCTTCGTTCATCTCCGGTTTGCTGGCCAATATCGATATGTCAAAACGCCCATAATCAGATTTGGGCCACCATTCTATGCGAAGTAGCCGTATGATATCCGCGAATGTCATTTCGTGTAGGTCAGTAAATTGCTGAATGCCGTAATTGGCTATGTCAGGTTCGTAGTCTAATAGATCGCTGTCTGTGGCAAATGTAGCCATTACAAGTCCTTCTCGTAAAGTTGTGTCAGGTGCTGCCTGACTGTTTATTTATTTACAATGAGATCAAGGAATTGAGATGTGGTAATGATGTGCTGATCCACATCTGGTTTTGCGTCATGAACCACTGTGACTGTGTGTTCTTGTGCTATAATGTTGAACACTTTCTTGCATAGGTTGCCATATTTGGTCTGTTCTTTGCGTTGGTAATCATACACGCTGTCTCGAGTGATACCCCAATCGCAACCTAGAATGTAGATCGGGTCAGCACACAATTTGTTTGCCAGCAATATCGCAAGAGTGCCACTGTTGAGGGGATGTGCTCTTGGATGCTCCACTGGTATCCACGGCTGTTTGGCCCAAGCGGGGTGAGTGTAATAATGCACGCCTTTTTCATGCGGTATTTCTTTGAAAAGAATTTTATCAAACACGCACACGTGTTGCACAGCCCTGTCTCTGCGAATGTGATTGCAACCTATCTCATGTGGCTGTATTGGAAATTTGTCTATGAGTTTTTGCCTGCTGGGGCCATTAAACCACACAATAATCATATCCATATTTAAACCTCAAAAACAGATACACATTAAATATTTCATATGAATCATTGCCTAGTGTTCTTCAATGGTCCTTCCGTGACCCAATTCTACACACTGCCCCGCAAGATCACGGAGATAGGTTGCAATTTCATACAACAGCATAGGTCAGTAGATCACGTGTGCTGTTTTGATCATCAGATGAAGAGTAAGATCACACCCACACCACCCACACTATATTACTGCAGGAATGGACAAAGAGGAGGAGGTTGGGGCGAGGTCACATGGAGCTCGCACGAGACCATACAGAACTCAGGCATGATGGCCATAAGGTTGGCAATAAATCTCAGATTCCAACGCATATGGGTGCTGGGCTGTGATTGGCAAACCACCACCCTGTCGGTGTATGATCACCTCTATCACAAGGACCCACTGTTGCCACAGGCACCAGGTCGCAAGAAATACACAGATACTCAATTGCGGCAGATGGATGAATGGATGGAAAAGCGAGGAGTGAGCGTGGTCACTGATCGCAAGGCGCTTTTTAAGAAACCTATTGTGTCTGTTAAATCTTTTTTAGAAACTTACGATAGTCTTTAAACAAGAAAGGCCCAGTTAAGGGCCTCTCTCAAGTCAAACAAAAGTATAGAAATTATACTATGTTCCTCTTACCTTTTACAAGACAAGCATAGTTTTGTTTTAACACACCGTTGCCTCTGGCAGTCGTGGCCACAAATTCTGTGGTACGAGCCGAAGCATCACGTTGAGTTTCCAATCTTATGTTTCTTTTCAAGATATGACCAAACGCATTTGGTGAAAATACGGCGGCGAGTGCAGAATTCGCAGTAGATTCATCAGCGATCACAGTGCTCATAAACACTTTCACGTTGAATAATCTGCCCACGTATGCAGATGAACTGATTAAACCGTCACCAATAGTTGATAGTGCATTAGCACCACTTGATGTGGCATAACCTGCGTTAGCCAACACTTTAGTCAAGTAGTATGCTTGACCTGGGTGTAGCACAGCAAAATAGTCACCGTCCGCATCAGTTGGAGCGTTCACTCCTCTTAATTTGTAGACAGCGGCTAATATTGTGTCTGGTGTGATTGTTCCTGAAGTATCACCTACAGAGTTGGTAGTGATGTTGGTCTCTGTGAATAGAGAGAAAGCATCAGTATCAATTTTTTCTGCAAGTGCTGATCCCAACATAACTCCCACATCAGATGCCATAGTTCTAGCAGTAGATTCTGCTAAAAGGTCTGACACGTCCAATCTAGCACCAATTTCTGATGCAGATATTGTCACTGATGATACATCCATTGATTCACCATCCAAGTCTTGGGCTTGTGTTGGTGCGGATGCAGTGATCGAGGGGAACACGGGTACCTGTACTGTTAATCCTGGTTGTCCAGTGTAGTCATACACTTTGAATAGACTGCCAGCGATTGATTTTTCTTGTGCTGTGAAAATGGCCTCATTAAGGACATTTGTCAACAACGCTGTGTCCAGCGAGGATAAACCTGCTGGGCCTAAAGATGAAGTTGCCATCTTTAACTCCTTATTGTTAAGTTAAATTTGACTTACAAT